TGCTTACAGCATTTGTGGCATCAGACTCGCTAAAGAAGTAGGGCTCTAATGCTCCCACTCTTGATGAGAATTGTTCTCCCAGCTTGCCTGTATTTTCTTTGGCTACTGCTTGCTCCGCCTTCTGCAAATTCATAAAGTAATTACCAGCAAGCACAGGATCAACTCCCGCCTCCATTGCTTTACTTGCAAATTCAGAGGAGTCAAGCTCCCCGCCTAATTTACCAACTTTTGGAGCGGTATCTCTTTGATATTCTAAAAATCGATTTCTTGTGTCATCGTTGCCGCCTAGAGCGAATAGACCAGGCTGTGCTTCGTTAAAATCTTCTAGGACTTTGGGGTTCATCTCCGTGCCTGACATGATAAATTTTGACAAGCCGATTTGTTTTTGCTTGTTCTCCTCCGCCTCTTTTAAAAGCCGTTCCCTACCAATCGACTCATCCCCAAGGGATGCGATTCGGGCGGCATTTAAAGCCTCATTGTCTTTAAACTGAAGCATTTGCAGATTGAAGTTCCTGTCCGCATTCATCTTATTTATGAATTGATTGGCTAAGTCTTTATCTCGGCTTGCCGCTTTGGCCTCCTCGCTGGTAAGTCCCATCTTGAGGTAAGCCTGTTCCCGCTCATCTCTTTCCTGTTTATCCTTCTTCTTCTGATAAAACTTTTCGACTACACCGCCAATCGCATCACCGAATGCCTGGTTCGCTTTCGCCTGTGCCTGACCCGCCAAAAGTATGGGTGATGAATCTATTCGCATCAATCCCGCCTGTACTGTATCTCCTATTGCCATAGTTTTATTCTCCGCCAGCGATGCTTCCAATCATATTCATGAATCCACTCGCCATTCCGCTTGCCGCTTGTTCTCTAGCCGCATAATTGGCGGCGTTGTAATTGGCTCGGTTAGCAAACTCCTGCATACCAATATTCACACCCGCATCAGGATTGATCCGAGTCACCTGTTCCTGTGGCATTCCAAACAAAGCCGCCCTTGCTCCATATCCCTGTTGGGTAAAATTGCTTCCTCCCCGTGCCATCATTAATGGATCCATAGCTGTTGCTCGGTTAAAGTTTCCTGCGGTTGTTCCTAAACTCTGAACCTGCCCACGGGCATTATTTACGATATCGCGGAGATAGTCCTCCCGACTCATCGCTTCTGCGGCGATTGCCGCATTATCCATACCACGCCCTCTTGCGGTTAATCCCTCTCTTGCGGATTGAGTTGCTCGCCTTCTCATCTCAGGGGAAAGATCCTGCATCTGTGACTCTTGAAATGCATCATCGGCAACCTTATTCATCTGATCTAATCGGGCCTGCATGAGCGGATCGGATGCTCTTGCCGCTTGTGTCATGTCAGCACCAAAGCGATTTATCAAAGATATATCAGAACCTGCCTGACGCTCGGCCATGCGACCGCCAAAATCCTGCGCCCTCATAGCCTCCTGTTCGGCTAGGCTTGCCATCGGATCAGCGGCTCGGCGAGCAAGACTCATCTGTAAGTCTTGATATTGTGGATCGTAAGTTTGGCGAGTCTCTAGTAGTCGGCCCTGTATTTCAGGACTTGACATTGCATCGATATATTCCCTTGCAGATCCACCCACATCAAACTTCTCAAGCTTGGGTGGTGCTTTGCCTCCACCAAAAAGCTTCTGTATAGCGTAAGAAGGAACTCCTGAACTATTTACAGGTTCTCCCGCCCCTCCGGCATCTTTAAGCATCTTAGCCTCTGCGGAATTAATGTATGCGAGCGACTCGCCTTCAGGAGCATTTTCGTTTAAAAGTTTTGCGGCCTGTGCCAATGGATCTTTTATTTTTTTCTTCATCATGGCGATTAAGTTTTAATTATATAATTTAAAATGATTGTTGGCTGAACATTGTTGTGAGCGCCACCACCGCCTGTCGAACCACTCACAGTGCCTGCGCCATTAGATGTCACATAGTCTAAACCCGGATCACTAGCTGAACCACCATCACCCCCATTGGGATCAATGTCAGTTAAACCGCCATGCGTGTGAGCAGCAAGTTCTGCGGTTGTAAGGGTATGCGTTTCACTACCAAGTATTCCGCCTAACTGATCTGCCTGTGCATCAGTTAAAGTGTTAGCGGAAGATCCTCCCATGTTATCCTGACCCGCAATTACTCGACCTCGAAGGTCGGGAACTCTAAAGTGGGAGGCAGTTTCACTACCTGTATTATATGTGCTTTGTATTACACTAAATAAATTAGAATATGTTCCTGTTTCGCTATACTCATTACCATCACAAAATAAATAACCTGTTGGAGCGGGTGCACCTGCATAAGGCATAATCGCACCCGTAGGCATCAGCACACTTGTTGCGGCACTATCTAACTTAGCCGCAGTCACCGCTCCGTCCTGTATCTTGGCGGTAATGACTGAGTCAGTCGCCAATTCGTTCGAAGTAATACCTGATGATTTAACCCTCAGAAATCCTGCCGATCCATCGACTTCTATGGTTGACGCATCAGCAGTCTGATTAGCACCTGTTCGAAATGTTGCAAGGTTTGCGATGTCCTGCAACTTGGTTGCGGTTACCTGATCGCCTGATGAGAATGATTGTCCTGTTTGTAATACTGCCATTTTATTTTTCTCCTATGAAACTGATGTGGTGGATCGATCTGCTATCCTAGCATCCACTTTGGATGACCTTAAATAAGGTCTGCCATCGGTAGGTTTAAAATCTGCCTGTACCCCGAATCCTCGCTTTCTAACACGAAGGCGAATAGATGCCTCTTCGTTAGAGGGTAATTTAGATCCGAGTAATGTGGATATGCTTGTTGTTTCTGTGGTCGAATCAGGATCTTCGGTGATGAATTGCAAGTTACCATCGGTTTCGAATCCATTATTCGATTTTACATGAAATTCTGCTCTACTGAAATTTTTACGATCCATCGAGTCCGCATCATATTGCCTGGTCGTTAGTTGACTGATTACGGGTATTTCGGTAGTCGTTGCCTGACCTGCGGTTAACGACACAAGATCATTTCCCTCAACTGAATCTACTTTGTGAACCCCACCCTCTTCAGTTGTTAAATACAAGGCATTCTGTGCCCCTTCTCTAGCGACAAGCAAATCTCTGATGCCAAATTCGGTTGAGTTTACACTATCAATACTTTCGAATCCTCCATTGATGAATGAATAAATAATGATAGTGTTTAGCTTTGTTGTATCTCCCGCCCCAGGTGATGAATCTAATGGCACTGCCAACCAATAACGGGAGTCAAAATAAACGCCTGTGGATAGATGTGCATAGTCCTGATTGATTCGATCTATAAATGGCTGAATCGGTTCAGATAAAGGTGTGCCTGTTCCTCGCAAATTATACTCATCTAGAAAGTTTATTGCAAAAATTCCACGATCTGACAGGAACAGGAATTGATTGGCTACTTGAATGATAGACTTTCGGGCAATCGCTCCAACTTCATCCGTGACCATAGTCGTTTTTACATCAGCTAAAGATCCGCTTGCCCCCGTGAGGAGATGAATAGATTTTCGATTAAATGCTACTACCGAATCCTGTGTGAATCCTTTGATCCCCACCAAGAAATCACTCTTACCTGAACTAGTCCGAAATTGATTTCCGATTATATCGAATGTGTCACTGTCAAAAATGTCTGAAACCGCAATCTCATCGCGGATTTCTCTGTCCGTGGGTAGTGTATCTGAAGTGTACTGAAACGGAAGCCAAAGTCTACGCTGATGAAATTCTCCGAATGGAGCCGCAGGTTGGTGAATGAATCCTTTCCCGATTGCCAATTGCTTTGAGACTGTCAGCGATAGCGATTGCCCTAGAGATACATTTTCCACTCCTAAATTAAATGTAAATTGATTAGTGGTGGCTGAATTAACTCTAGCGCTTTGATTTTCAAAAAGATCAAATGGTGATTGCCCGTCTCTTATCGTCACTAAATCGCCTACTGAAAGTCCATGAGTTGGCACATCCATAGTCACTAACCCGCTCGATGCGGTGGTGGTTGTATCTGTGAGATATTGGGGAGCGGTGTAAGTTCCACTCGGTACGCTTGTAAAGTCCGCAAAGTACTCAACCTGTGCCCCTGATACATTAAATGTGGCAGTCTGCGAAGACTCCATAGTCACAGTGAATTGAGTATCCGAGATTCTTGTAATCTCATAACAGTCATTCGGATTTACTGTCCAATTCCCCAGGTTAGTCAGCGTGACAAAGTCACCTGTTACCCTACCATGATTTGTCGATGTGTTTACTGTTATGGTCTGACCCGACTGAGATGCCGAAGATATAGCTACCTGATTGAGTTTGGGGCTTGCAGAAAGTGTGGTCTTATTGGTTCTGAAGATGAACATCTTATCGAAACCTTGCGTCATCCCGACAGGACTATCAACTGTTTCCCCCCCTGAATCATATCGGCTCTTAAAAACCACTAGGTCTTTTAGTCGAAGAATTATGCAGAGATTATTTGTGGCAGTAAAAATGAAATCATCCGAGTTTGATGAGGCATCGCTGTAAACCGCTGACCCAAAAACAGCATTCACTCCATCATCGTTCAGGGTAAAATTTAAAGTTGTAGCTATAGAATTGCCGGCAGAACAGACAGATGTGTTTCCTACTGATGCATCCTGTACTGTAAATGTGGCATCGCTTCCAGCGTTAGTAAAAGTCAGGGTCTTAGTGGTGAAGTTTACAGAAGCTAATACATGGGTTCCATTAACCGATGAATCTAATTCTGCCACAGTTATATTGTCACCAGGAATGAAGGATAAACTTGGAGTGGCATCTAATACGATTGTTACCACTCCCGATGATCGGGATGCTGATTGTATCACATAGGGTAAACGGATCGCATCTGTGCCTGATGTAATGGATCCAAACAGAGTTGATAATCCTTTGCGAGTTTGCCAAGTCCCGTCATCATTCATGCGACCATTCTTTGAGAGAGCTACCTCACCAGGCTTCAATTGATTGGGTCGCAGACGGGCATTCATCCGCAGAAAGAAGGTGTCCCCTTCTGTCACGAATGGATCGTCTAGCTTGCCATATGAGCGATATCTGCTCACTTCTTTTTAAACTCCTGATATAGTTTTTTACCCATATAGATTATGGTGATGATTCCGGCTATGCATCCAAAAAGACTATCTAGTGCAGACAGGCCGAAGGTGGCTAATGTGCCCCCCATGCCGAAGATAGAGGTGCGGTCTATCATTAGAACAATAGGTCAAGGATGATGATTCCTAGTACTAAGCCTACGAATATCGTAATCATTTTCCCACGCTTTGAGAGTGTTTCGAATTTCTTTTTTAGTAGAATTAAGTTTTTCATTTTTGGTCGGAAGGTCTCGGAAAGGGAGGTCGAGTGGTGGATCTTGTGACTTCTGTCTTAGCACATCTTTTTGCCACGAAAATTGGTATTGCTAAATAGCAACCAAGCACTACTGCCGCCCCGATAAGGATGCGTTTTATATAGGAGGTAAATTCAGCAAATCCACTCTTATGCTCGGCCATTCCCTGAGCTACCAGGGCACTCACATCTCCATGAGTTAAAGCCTCAATTGTTTCTTCTGCTTCTACGAGTGCATCTGCATTTTTTAATGCTTCTCCGCTTACAGCACCTATGCCAGCACCGAGTGCCGCACCTCCTGGTCCCGCAAGAGATCCTGCACCTCCTCCGGCAATTGCTCCTAATGTCGGATAGGTCGAACGAAACGAACATCCGGCAGACAAAATGCACAGTGCTAAAAGCAAATAAATCATATAGGTGAATCAGCAGACCACTCTTCGGTCGATAAAACTGCTAACATCTCAGATCGATCAAGTGCAGTCTTACCCTCCAAAAAGCTAGGAGTGTTGCCCTCAAACTTAACAAAAGTCTGTGTCCCTGCTAGATTGTATCTAAGCGTGTCAGCACTCGTCTCTAGGACTTGGTCAAAATCTACGGAACTAACTTCCGATGCGTCAATTATTACATAGTTTCTCATGGTACTGTTGTTGAAAAAGTTGGCCCGTTAGTTAAGGTTGCGTCATTACTACCACTGCCTTGGT